CTCTATTATGTATCTAGCTGGTCAGCGTTCGGTGGTCGAGTGGTATAACAAACGAATTACCAAAGATGAGTAATGTCAACTGACAAGATAAAGAAGCTGAAGAAAGATCACCAGAAGTACCTCAACAAACAGAAGAAGTCTGGTGAAGCGAACTGGCACGAAAGCGAGGAACATAAAGCGAAGCTTGCAAAGTATAAGTCCGATTTAAAAAAAGCCAAGAACCAAGCAGCGAACAAAGAAAAGAAAAAAGTTGATGCCCTAATAAAAAAGTATAAAACGAAGGAGGCAAATACTCCGTATCAAAATAAGAAACAACTCGATACTATTGCAGCCAAGCTAGCGAAGCTTGAAAAAGGTGGCTTAAAAGGTTACCAAAACTATAAAAAAAAGGTTCAAGATAAGCTTCAGAAAGCATACAAGAAACAAGTTGATAAAGATAAGAAGACATATAAGACATTAAAGGGTAAAAAGAAGCTAACTCAAAATCAGCAAATAAAATTTGACAAGCTTACAAATAAGCTAAAGACTTATAAAGGCATCCATAAGTCCAAGAAAAAGATCAAGACAACTAAGGAAAAGTTCCAGAAGTACATTAACAAACAGAAGAAGTCCAATAAAAAGAACTGGCATAAAAGTAAGAAACATAAAAAGAAGCTTAAACAATATAAGACAAAGCTTGATAAGTTTAAAGGAAATTTAAAAGCTAAAAAAGATAAATCTAAGAAGCAGCAGCAAGGTTATCAAAACTTTGTAAAGAACTTAAAAGATCAGAAGAAAGGTGGTACAGATACAGGTACAGGTACTGGTACAGATACAGGTACAGATACAGGTACTCAAACAACAGGTACTGATACTCAAACAACAGCTGCAGACACTTTTAATGAGATTGTTGCGAAGAAAGGTAAAATAAAACCAAGTCAGTTTAAACAAAAATTAAACAAGCCAAAGATTAAAAAAGGAACCTTTGGTAAAGCATTCCAGCAGAAAAAGTTCACAGTAAATAAAAATCTGAAAGCATTTGATCCTAAGAAAAAATATGTGAGCCCTGCAAACCAAAAGAAATAATTAATTATGACAGCAAAATCTAGGTATGATAATTTATCCAGTGATCGTTCCCAGTTTTTGACCGAAGCGGAAGACGCATCCAAACTTACACTTCCATATCTTATTCGTGGTCACGAAGAGTACCAGAAAGGTATGAAACAACTGAAGACACCTTGGCAGTCAGTGGGGGCTAAAGGAGTTGTAGCGTTAGCATCTAAGCTATCACTATCTCTCGTACCTCCACAGACTAGCTTTTTTAAGTTACAGCTAGATGAATCTCAGTTAGGAGAACAGTTTGAACCGCAGATAAAATCAGAACTTGACTTGTCCTTTGCAAAGATAGAGCGTACTATTCTTGACGCTATCGCTGCATCAGATGATCGTGTAGTAATACACCAAGCATTACAACATCTAGTTGTAGGTGGTAATGCTCTTATCTTTATGGGCAAAACAGGGCTGAAATTATATCCTCTTAATCGCTACGTGTTAGAACGAGATGGTAACGGCGAGGTGATTGAAATTATCACAAAAGAAAGTATTAACAAAGATCTAATTGAGAACTATTTACCTCCGGATAATAGTCCAAAGCCTTTGGAATACGATGGACAAGATGAAGACGAAGAGTGTGATGTCTATACACATGTAAGACGTGACAACAATCGTTTTGTCTGGCATCAAGAAGTACATGATAACAAGATACCCGGGTCAAATGGTAAAGCACCAGTTGAAAGTACACCATGGTTACCTCTACGATTTAATACAGTAGATGGTGAAGCGTATGGTAGAGGTAGAGTAGGACAGTTTATAGGAGATCTGAAATCATTAGAAGCATTGTCTCAGGCCATCGTAGAAGGCTCTGCAGCAGCTGCTAAAGTTGTTTTCACTGTATCACCTTCAAGCACTACTAAGCCCCAGACACTGGCAGCTGCAGGTAACGGAGCAATCGTTCAAGGCAGACCAGATGACATCGGAGTAGTACAAGTCGGAAAGACGGCTGACTTCGCCACGGCGTTGCAGCACATGCAGACACTAGAGAAGCGATTGAGCGAAGCATTCCTAATACTGTCAGTCAGACAGTCGGAACGAACAACCGCAGAAGAGGTTCGCATGACACAGATGGAACTAGAACAACAGCTCGGTGGGCTTTTTGGATTACTCACTGTAGAATTTTTAGTACCATACTTAAATAGAAAGCTTAGTATATTCCAGAAGACAGGAGAGATACCACGTATACCCAAGGGTATGGTGAAGCCTATCATTGTAGCTGGTATAAACTCACTAGGCAGAGGTCAAGATGTACAAGCACTTGGCGGCTTCTTACAAACTATTGCACAGACAATGGGACCAGAAGCTATACAACAATATATTAATCCAGATGAGCTTATCAAAAGATTAGCCGCAGCACAAGGAATAGACGTGTTGAATCTTGTTAAGACTAGAGAAGAACTAGAACAAGAAGCTCAAGATCAGCAGCAACAAGCAGCTGAAATGGAAGCAATTAGAGCTACACCTGCACTTATGAGAGCACCGGCATTCGACCCATCAAAGAATCCAGATCTCCAAGGTCCAGCACAGACTCAACCAGAACAAATAGAACAACCACCACTTGAATAATGGCAGAAACTTACACAATGCAACCTAACAATGAGGTTACTACTCTTGACAATCTAACTCCCGAAGAGCAAGACTCTCTTGCTGTGGGAGAGCAGATGCAAGAAGCACAGGACAACTTGTTAGCTGGTAAATATAAAAGTGCTCAGGAACTTGAGCAAGGTTATCTTGAACTACAGAAGAAGCTAGGTCAAGATAGTGACGAAGAAGAAGGTGAATACGAAGAAGAAGGTGAAGAAGAGGAATATGAAGAAGGTGATGAAGAGTATGAAGATGATGGCGAAGAGTCTGAATCTATACTCGACGAGCTGTGGGCAGAAAGAATTACTGATGATGACGAAGAGTTTAGTGATGAGATAATCGAAAGAATCAGCGAGATGGATCCACAAGACTTGGCGATTGAATATCTTCAGTATCGAGAGTCAGTAGAACAGGACAGTGACTTTACACCAGAAGAGGTCACGAGTTTATATGCTGCTGCTGGAGGTCAGGAACAGTATGCTACTATGCTTGATTGGGCACAGAATAATCTCTCTAAACAAGAGACTGAGATGTTTGATGCAGTCATGGAAAAAGGAGATGCACTCGGAGCTTTTTTTGCAATCAGAGCACTTGCTTTTACATATGAGAATGCAGTAGGAGTTGACGGTAACTTAGTTCAAGGTAAAGCACCTCGATCTGGTGGTACTCAATTCCGTAGTCAAGCAGAAGTTGTAGCAGCTATGGGAGATCCACGCTACGACAACGACCCAGCATATCGAGCAGATATAATGAACAAACTACAAAGATCACCAAACGTACAATTTTAACCATGCCTAAAGTAAACGGAAAATCCTACCCATACACAGCTGCAGGTAAAAAAGCCGCAGCTGCAGCCGCTAAAAAAAGTGGCAAAAAAATTAAGAAGAAGTATTAATCATGTATAAAGATCAGATGCGTCTCGGTATAGAAGACACTATAGCTCAGAGGCTCTCTAATCAGACTCTTTTACAAGGTGAGCTGGGAGCTATGGCACATCCTCCCGGACAACTCCCTCCTTACGTACCACCTGACAAACCTAGCAGCCCTTATGAGCCGGGTAAATCCCCTGCTCCATCAAGGGATGACAAGATAGCTAACCTAGCTGATGGTAAACCTGACTCATCTATCATGAACTATGTAACTGACGAAGGTTTCTTTTTAGATGGTCAAGGTAAAGCTTATATGCAACAGGGTGGTAATTTCTATGATGCAGGCGATTACGATCCTGACGTACATGGATTGCCTGTACCACTTGCAAAGCGAATGCAGATCAATCAGGATGTCGCAAACATAACACCTAAAGATTTTAGCCCACCACCATTTAGATATTTTAATCACATAAGAACACCTGAGATTAAAGAGCAAGAGATGAAACACATGAAGAATTTTATTGAAGCTATGGGTGGTGATACTAAAGGTCTTACTAAAAGAAATAAATCTATGAAGATCTATGGCTAGAAAGAGAGTACGCAAGAAAAACGTCTCCCTTAAAATCGGCAAACATAAAAGCCGTAAGGGAGGACTTACGGCAGCTGGTAGAAGAAAGTATAACAGAGCTACTGGCTCCAACCTCAAGGCTCCACAGCCCGGAGGAGGTCCACGTAAGAGATCCTTCTGTGCAAGATTCAGAGGAATGAAAGGACCAATGAGAAAACCAAATGGCAAGCCTACAAGAAAGGCACTAGCTATGCGACGATGGAAATGTTAACATGGCTTACAAAAAGAAAAGCAAAAGCAGCAAATGTGGCTGTAAACACAAAGGTAAAAAAAAGTAATGGCTAAAACATTTAGATTCAACGATGATGGTCTTATTGAAGAAGCACCAGACACCATCAGCAAAAGACAAGAAGAAAAAAGAAACATTAAAACTCCTGATAATTTCAACTTTGGTGATATGCCAGCTGATATTAGAAAGAGATATAAACAAATGCTAGAGAGTAAGTAATGCACAAAGGAGCTAAACACGGTTTATACCATAACATCCACGCAAA